GGTGCTGGTGGTACTGCTGGTGCAGCGGCGAGACGAGTTGATGATGAAGAAGCAGCCGCTCCTGCTATTCGCTCAGCCCCAGCAAAGAAAGTCACTGCTGAAGATGTCAGCGTCGATGATGACGACATGGCATTCTTCGAGAAGTTGGCGGCAGAGTAATTTTGATTAGAAAACGGTAGGTGTTTTCGGGGGGACTTCGTGTCCCCTTTTTTTTTTACACTATTATACTCTATTCATTTCATGTGGAAATTCAGGATTAAATGCAGAAGGATTTCTTCTGTTTGCTAATGCATCATTCCCTAATCCTAAAATAGCATTTCTAGTTTCTCGCCCAAACGAATCAAGCCTTTTAGATACTGTTTCAACACCTTGAATGGCACTCATTGCTAACATAGTAGTTTCTTCTTCATTAGTTACATTTGATGTTACTGGTGGTTCTTCTTCTGGCGGTGGTTCTGCTCTAATAAAATTTTCTGGGATTTTAAAATCTTCAACATAAGTGGCTTTTGCAAAATCAGACATGTCGATTTGGTAAACAGGTTCACCTAATGCGTTTAACCCTTGTGTAACATCTAACACTTTGTTTTTTTCATATTCGGGATCACCAGGTTTTGCAAAAACTTTGGCACCTGTTTGTGCTTTTGCAGGCATAAAAACATATGCATAAATTGTGGCGCGATCTGCTCCTTTTGGTAGTTTCCAAAAATCAAAATATTTCTCAACATACTTCATTTGTTCAGCGCGAGTCATTGCTGCTAAAGCACTAGTTGTAGTGCCAATCGTTTTGGCTGAATCTGCAGTAAATTGAATTAGCCCTCTGGCAGTAGAATTGGGGTTTTTTGCAGAAGGAGAGAATGTTCTACCTGTTTCAAACCACATCACTTTCAGTAAATCTTGTGGATTAATTTGAAACTTCTCAGAAACTCTGTATACTTCTTGAAAGAACTCTTTATCCTTTTTCCAAGATAAAAGAGTTCCATTATCTCGTGGGTCACGTGGGGCATCTGGTGCATCTGGTGCATCTGGTGCATCTGGTTCAGAGTCTAAATCAGAATCTGTTTCATCTCGTGGTACTTCTATTTTTGGGTTTGATCTTTCAATTTTATCTTCATGAATAATTCCGTAAACTTTTGTAGCCAAATATTTGCTATCTTTCCCACCGAACAATTCTGAGATAAGATGAGCGAATGTTGCGAATGTTCCGCCAAGTATAGCACCACCCATGGTTCCTACGCCAGGAAACATTGCCGTTCCCACTAATCCACCCATCAACATACCAACTCCAGTAACACCAACACTATCAATTAAACCATCATATCCATTAATCATCTCTTCTCTAAATTTATCTTGTGAAATTAATCCACTAGATCTATTAGAAACTGCAACGGACATTTTTGATAGATGATATGTTACAACTGCAGCATTTACTGCAGGAAATCTTTGAATTAACCCTCTGAATAATGGCGCCACCACTTTAAATTTTTTTGCTTGATTTACTGCTTTGCTATATTTTGCGACACGCTGACCTGCAGTTTTTTGTGCTTCGCGATATCCCATCCCACCTTTTTGCAATCCAGGGGTCATTTTATTAATCATTTGTATGCGAGCTTGCGATGCAGTTACAGGCTTTAATCCTGCTTTGCCTCGATCTCTTAGCATTGAAATGGCACCACCAACCATTTTTGTTGCTTGATATGCACCAAATCCAGCAATATATGGATCTACTGTTTGGCTAGTTGCTTCTGTTATTGGATCATCATATGCAGATTTACCTCCCATACGAGTTCCCATTCTTTCTAGTGCACCAGGAAGATTGTATAAGGAATACGCAGCAATACCTAATCGAGCAATTCCGATGGATCTGAGTGCGCCACCAGCGAGCAATGCTAATGCTGTTGGATTTCTTAATAGTAGTGGTAGAAAAACTTTAAAGAAGTCTGTCTCAGATTTTTCTTTTTCTTTTTTTTCTTTGGCTTTCGCAGTAACACCACGAACCTTACCTCTGCGTTCCTTAACTTTTAATTGCTGCAGTTCTGCATTAATTTGTTCTATTTGACCTTTTATAGTTTTACTCAACCCAGGAACTCTGACAGCTCGATCATTAAATGAATTAACATTCATTCTTCTTTGTGTTCTAAATGCACCAAGTTCACCATAGATACCACTAATGAGTGTAGTGTTTCTTTCAGTAATTGCTGTAAGTGTATTAATTTTTTTATTGAGACTTGCAATAGAAAGTGCAGTAAATTGTTTAAATTGTTTGTCAGCTTTTTCTTTTTTAGCGTCTTCTTCGTCTTGTTTTTTCTGTAAAGGTGTTCGCTGCCCAAATGATGCTTGCGCCACTGTTGCAATAAACTCTGATTTGGTCAATGTCCTAGCCAAATTATAAACTGAAAAGCGCATAGCCAAGTCTTCGCGCACCATCAATTTAAATGCAGTTGATAGTGGAACTTTCTTTCTAGTCTGAATTGTATACAGTTGGGAGGCTATGGCTGACAGTGACATTATTTTCTCTTAGACTTCTTTAATATTCTTGATAAATCCTGCTGTGCTTCTACATTCTTCTGTTTGAGTTTCTCGGTTTCTTCCTTCACCCAATTGTTTACCATACCAATGTACATATCTCTTTCCCACGGAATCATGTTCTCTAATTCTGTAAGAGTATATTTGTATTGGTGAGTCAATGTAAACATGTTTTCGTAGTAGGCTTTTAAATTAGCCCCACGAAAACTTAGGTAAAAAAATCGGTGAGACCCTCCATATGCAAGTTGTGGTTAAATCCACATCGTTCGCAAGTATGTTTAGTATCATAACTAATTTTAGGTAAATTTTCAAAAAACGCCAATATTCTATCAAACTGTTCTTGAGTAAGAGAATCTAGAAATTGAACGAATTCTTCTTTAGGGCTTTCATTTGCATAATACATACCATTCTCATCAAACACATAATCTGCACACTCATAGATCATGTCGAATACTTTTTCAGTTTCAGTTGAATTAGTCATGTCAGTGATTGGTTTAAATGACTTTAATGTCGGAAATTTTAAAACAATACCAATTTTATCAGTAATATAAATTCTAGGAGACAAATCGGTGACAGGTGGTTTAATGTCTAACACATTGATCGAAACTGGCATCATGTGTTTACATTCAACATCAACGTCAATGCCTTCTTCGTTTTTCTCAGTTCCAGTTACGTTACGGCAGATAAAAAATGTTTCAATTTTTTCTCCTATAGACCTTGAACGCAGATTTAAAAACAAATACTCAATATCAAAGATCGGTAATTTGTCTATATCTAAATTATCTACTAAACAGTTATTAATAATCTGTTTGATTGTTTTGTAAATTGTATCTTCCTCATTGCTTTGTAACGCCATGAGAAGTAATTTTTCTTCTTTAACCAGAAATGGTCTAAACTTTACTGGGTTGGGAAGTGATACTAATTTCAATTCAAAAACAGGCAAATCAAGTTTTGGCAAAGGCATAATTACTATTCTCCATCTCCAAAGTTATAATTTGGCATCGGTATGTTTATAGGTAAGTTTTTAGCATATTGTTCCATTTGATCTCTTAAATCTGCATCATTAACTTGGAGTCCTCGTTCTACGCGAGATCTATTAGATCCAAATGCAATTTCATAGAACATTGTTACGCTTAATTTATGGTATCCATCATCAGCCCAGTTACATGGTAATGACGCAACACTGGTAGGAAATGCATTGTATATCCTAACATTTAAATACTGTTTTTGTCCAGCATAGCTGTCACCCACATCGTTAAATTGGATGAGTCTTAAATCAGTTACAATATCATCGAAGTATCTATTGTTTGTGCTGGTAAATGACATATTGTCTATCCAATCATTAAAGTAATCATATATTCCTAATCTGGTATTATGATAAAAAGATAAGGTTATCTCATTATAATCACGTTTAAATGGTGTTTTAATTTTTTGCTGACCTGGAATTAGATAGTCTAGCGTAGAAGCTGTTCTACCAGGAAGTTCGATAGAATCACACAAAAATGTAAATTCGCGCAAATCAGAAACTGATCGATCGTTTAAAATTGTTGGATGCCTCAACAACATAAAAGCAAATTTACAAGATCGAAGTAAATTGTGGTTAGAAATTCTATGAAAATCATAGAATTCATCTAAATCATTTAATCTATTTTCTCTCGTTCCAGTTACTGTAACTGTTGGTAAGCCATCTGGTCCAATTGTTATGTTTTCGTTTTCTGCCATTACGTTTTATACACCATCTTTGCGGTAGGTAGAAAGATCGCCGTTTCCCAATGCATTGGTTCGATATAAATTAACGAAGATCTTATGTGATTCAGCAAATATCGTTTAATACATGGTTCAATTAATTTGTATCGACGCGATCTGGTTAGTAAGTCATACGATAAATTTAATCGAGTCGAGTCATTGTATTTATCGTTATTAGCAAAATCTAAGAGTTTATCCAATAGAGCCAGACGATTGTATGGATCCAAGTAATGCAAATTTAATGCTAGGAATCCATCTGAATACATTTCCATAGGAATTACTAATGGGAATTTGTCATAGACAGGAAGGGTGTCTTTGGTTTTAGGGTCGTAACTATAAAAGTACATACGACCGATAAAGGCTTTCGGTGAGATGCGATTGGCATCATTTAGGATATTAGAGCGATCACTGGGAATGCGGAGTCGACCAATTTTATCACCGAGCCATGCTCTGGCTGCGTCTGTTCTAGGACGAATGTTCGCCGCTGTCATCTCTCTACTGATTTTGTCGAATAACGATGGCATTAGATTCCTAGATCTTTCTCTGTGATAACTCTAAAGGTCCAATTTCTATCCTTGCAATACTCCAATGCAGCTTGCCATTTGGCTTCATTTATTCCCCAAGTTGCAACTTCGCGGATGTATTGTTTTGTAACTTTACTTCGTTTATGTGGGGGCATCACTTGACTATGTGGCTTAACCTCTAAAATCATAGCATCAGATTTACCAGTTTTATTGCGAATTCTAACAAAAAAGTCTGGAAAATAACGATGCCAACGATTATCTATTGGAGATAAATAAGGTATGACTATTTCCTCATTAGACCATTCGATAACATTCGGATTATCGTCTAGGTGTACCATAACTCGGCGTTCCCACAACGATCTGTACCAGATGTTTGTAGGATCACCTAAATATTTATTGGTATTTTTAGGACTAAATTTACCGCTGTAAGCCATCAAGTATTTATAGGATTATCAATGACTTTAAAAGAAAATGTCAGAGGTTCCACAACAACAACTCGAGAAGACGCTGAACGTCTAAATCGCGGTGAACAGGCTGTTGGCTTTACAAGTGTTGCACAAGACACCCC